AGTATTCTTGCTGCTATCCCAGCAGGATATGAAATTGGGTCGGTTTCACGCCCATCCGTTTCAGAGGTAGGAGCAGCGATTCTGCTCGTTTCAGATATCACTTTAAGCACCTACTACACTCAAACACTATAGGAGAAAAATATGCCAACAACAGTAATAACAGGGCGTGATTTGGCTCTGACCATCAACTCAGTTTCTTATGATGCTCAGGCTACAAGTGTTGCCCTAACAGTAGAACAAACACGCGAGATTTACCAGACATTAGACGGTCGTGCTTACAAAGTTACAGATGCGAACTCAACTCTAACAGTAGAAATGCTAGCCGACTGGGGAGCAACTGGATCATTGTGCGAATCACTATGGACAGCTTCAAACTCAGCACCTAACACAGCAATTGCTTTCAGCTTTACAGCTGCAACAGGCGCAGTATTTACAGGTAATGTATTTCCAACATTTCCATCACCAAACGGCACAGCGCCAGATGCTCAGACAGTATCCTTGGTGTTCCAGGTAGAATCTACCCCAACAGGTACATTTAGCTAATCAACTAAAACGGGAGCAAACAAATGCAACAAACAATGACAATTAAATACCAGTCAGGTGAAGAGATTACAGTCGTAGCTTATCCACCTGATTTCGCTAAGTGGGAGCGAGCAGAAAAGAAAAGTATCTCCGAGTTTGGAGCTATCTGGGACATTCTGTTCGTTGCCCACTCAGCTGTTAAGCGAGAGGCTGGCACACAACCAACAAAGCCTTTTGATGCATGGATGGAATCAGTCGTAGATGTTGATCTGGGATCTGATAACCCAAAAGCCATGAGCGTGGATCAGTAAGTCGCCTATTGGTTGAACTTGCGATCGCTACTCAGATCCCGATGTCTGAGTGGTCAAACGCAGAGGATATTCTTACCGCTATAGAAGTATTGGAGACACGCAATGGCAACTGATGTGACTCCACAACGGGATTTTATTTTCTATGATAAAGCTGAATTACGCGGCATTATTAGAGCGTTCAAAGGATTAACTGAGGAAGCCCAGCAAGAGGCTAAGAATGCTTCAAGCGCATTAGCTCAGTATGCTGGCGAACAGATTAAAGCCACAGCTGGATCTGCTCCCAATCCTAATGTAGCTAAAAGAATTGCCGAAGGTTTTAAGGTTTCCAAGTCATCTAAAATTGGTGAGCTTTCATTTGGATTTGCTGGTCAGAAATTCTCAGGTGGTGCAACTACTCAATTTAATCCAGGCAAGCAAGGCGGTAACGGTCTTTTGGCAGGTGCCGAATTCGGTGCTGATATTAAAGAAAGAAAGCGCACATCTGGCACTTATGAAGGCTACAAGCAATTCCCATCCAGATCGCCAAGGCTAAACCGTAGAGGTAATGAAGGATATTTTATTTATCCAACATTGCGCAGAATTCAGCCTGAGTTAATTAAACAATGGGAAGAATCATTTAGTCGAATCGTGAAAGAGTGGGATAAGTAATGGCTGGAAGTAGAACCCTCAAACTCTCGATCCTTGCAGATGTTGATGACCTAAAAAAGAATTTAGCAAAAGGTACCGATGAGGTACAAACCTTTGGAAGCAAGATCGCTGATTTTGGTAAAAAGGCTGGTATTGCATTTGCTGTTGCTGGCGCTGCCGCTGTTGCCTATGCTGGCAAGTTGGCAATTGATGGCGTTAAGTCTGCCATTGCCGATGCAGCTGCTCAGGAAAAACTTGCAATAACTTTGAAGAATGTGACTGGTGCCACAGATGCACAGATTAAAGCTACTGAAAGTTATATAACCCAAACTTCATTAGCCAAGGGCGTTACAGATGATGAACTACGCCCTAGCCTTGAAAGACTAGCTAGAGCTACTGGCGATGTGACTTCTGCACAGAAGCTACAAGCCTTGGCGCTTGATGTTGCAGCTGGTACTGGTAAATCATTAGAGAGCGTTACAAATGCCCTTGCTAAGGCTCAGGAAGGCTCTACAACGGCTTTAGGCAAGCTAGGGGTCGGATTATCTAAAGCTGAGCTTGCTGGCATGTCAGTGGAGCAGGTATTCGCTAAATTGGGTGACACCTTTGAAAACCAGGCATCCGCTAAGGCTAATACATTCCAGGGACAAATGGATCGCCTTAAGATTGCATTTGATGAAGCCAAGGAAACCGTTGGAACCTTTATACTCCAGGCGATTACTCCAATGGTTGAAAACATTGTCAAATATGTAATGCCAGCTCTTCAAGCATTTATCGATGGTTTCCAAGGTGGAGACGGATTAAAGAATGCATTTGATGACATCATCCAGGTTGCCAAAACTATTTTGATTCCAATTCTGGATGGCTTGAGATCTATCTTTGACAGGGTAAAGGTTGCAGTAAGAGATAACAAGGAAGCCTTTTCAGCTCTCTGGACTTTCACTAAAGAATATCTTGCACCATTCCTAGGGGGCGCTTTCAGAGTAGCCCTAGAGGTAGTGGGCGTTGCAATAGGCGCTGTTGTTACAGCTGTGGGATTGCTTATCAAAGCCTTTCAAACCCTTTTCGAGTGGGGAAACAAGGTTAAGGATTTCCTAACATTCGGTGGATCTGGCAATGCTTCCAGAGCTAGTTTTGAAATGCCAGGGTTTCAGGCATCTCCATTTATAGCTGCACCTGGCGGCGGGTACTCAGGTCAAGCTGTAAATTACAACAATAACATTACAGTCAATGGCGCAATCGATTCAGAATCAACAGCCCGCCAAATCGTTGATGTACTTAACCAATCTTCATATCGTGGAACTCTCGGTGCTGGTGCCTTTGTATGACAGCTTGGACTCCAGAATGGGCAGTAGAGGTCAATGGCGCAGGGGATATAACTGATCTAGTCATTGCTGACTTAACAGTTACCTCAGGGCGCTCAGATATCTATTCACAGCCTATTGCTGGATATAGTCGCTTTACGGTTAAAAACCTTGACCAGTCAGCCATTACCTTTGATGTAAATGATTCTGTAGTAATTAAGGTTAAAAACTCTACTGGCACTTATGTCCCAATTTTCGGTGGAGACATTTCGGACATTGATGTAAAGGTTAGAACTGGCGAACCAGCCATTACGGAAGACATAACCATCACAGCTCTTGGAGCCTTATCTAAACTTCCGAAAACCCTTACTGAGGGCGTATTGGCTAAAGACTTTGATGGCGATCAAATCTATGAAATTCTTTCAGCATTGCTATTTAATACCTGGAATGAAGTGCCAGCGGCTTTAGAGTGGGTAAATTATGAACCTACTACTACTTGGGCAAATGCTGAGAATTCTGGATTAGGCGAGATTGATCGCCCAGGCGATTATGAGCTTACTGCTCGATCTGCCAGCACTACGGATGTTTATAGCCTGGTATCGACCTTGGCTAGATCAGGTTTGGGCTACATTTATGAAGATGCATCTGGTCGAATCGGGTATGCAGATTCAACGCATCGGGCTCAATATCTTGCAGCTAATGGCTACGCCTATATAGATGGCGGCTGGGCTTATGCAGCTGGTATTTCTACATCAAAACGACTTGGTGATGTCCGAAACAAAGTCACAATTACCTATAAAAATAATCAGCAAGAAACAGCTGAGGATGCAGCTTCTATTGCCACTTATGGGGTACAAGCCCAAAACATATCTACAACCCTTGAACATGGTTATGATGCAGAATCTCAGGCAGAATTTTATTTGGACATTCGTGCCTATCCTCAGTATCAATTCAAGGCTATAACATTCCCAATGTCTAACCCTAATATCCCAGATGCCTCACGCGATCAAGCTCTTAACATATTCATGGGCTTGCCTCTGGACATTGAGGATTTACCGACAAACATTGCAGACGGTCGCTATCAGGGCTTTATCGAGGGTTGGACTTGGACAAGCCGATTTAATGCTTTAGATCTAACGATTATCGTTTCGCCTGTGGCTTTTAGCTTGCAAGCGTTCAGGTGGAATAATGTGCCAATAAGCGAAACATGGAACACAATAAGTACTACTTTAGACTGGAACAACGCTACAATAGTAGCCTAATCAAGGAGAATAATGGCAACGACAACCAATTATGGGTGGACAACACCTAACGACACAGATCTGGTTAAAGATGGCGCAGCGGCTATCCGCACCCTTGGTTCATCTATTGATACAACCACCAAGGCGCTAAATCCATCGACAACTCTTGGCGATATCGAGTATCGATCTGCAACGGCTAATACAAACACTCGATTGCCAATTGGTACAAATGGGCAAGCATTGGTCGTATCAGGTGGAGTGCCAGCGTGGGGCAGTCCAGCATCAGCACCTAGTTTTAGTTTATTAAACGCAGGTGGTACTGCTCTCTCAGGTACAACAACAACAATTTCTGGTATTTCGGGAATGAGTACTTTATGGATTAACATTACTGAATTGTCCACAACTGCAGCAAGTGCTGCTCCTTACATTAGATTTAATACTGATTCAGGTAACAACTATAATGATTCAGGTTCTTGGAATAATGCTGGAGCAAGTTATTCGACAGGCGTTATTGACCAAATTACAACTGGAACAGGTGGCGGAACTTTTACTTATTTTGGACAAATGAGTGGTAGTGCTTCAAGTATTATTTCAGGTGGTTTAATGGTTTATGGTTGCAATAGTTCAGGAACAAAGGTCGGAATGTTAGTGAGTTCTGCAAGCGCAAGTGGTGGAAATGGACACAAAGGAGTAAACAAAGTGTTTAACTATG